GCCGGGAACTACGGTGCGGCGACTGCCGGGGAAAACGGTGCGGCGACTGCCGGGTATCGCGGTGCGGCGACTGCCGGGAACTACGGTGCGGCGACTGCCGGGAACTACGGTGCGGCGACTGCCGGGAACTACGGTGCGGCGACTGCCGGGGAAAACGGTGCGGCGACTGCCGGGTATCGCGGTGCGGCGACGAGCAGAGGCAAGTCCTCCGTTGGCAAAAACGGACTTGCCGTTGCGAGGGGGAACGGTTGCAAGGTGCGCGGTGGCCTTGGCTCCATCCTCATTATTGCCGAGGAAAGCCCGAATGACTACGACATTGTGGAGTGGGCTTCTGCCGTCGTGGACGGCGAGATTATCAAGGCCGACACTTGGTATCGTCTGGTGGGCGGCAAGTTCATGGAGAGTGAGGACGAATGAAGGACTCAACTGTGAACAAGACCATCGGCAATCACTTCGAGCAGGAGTTGTGCGACAAGCTGGCCCAACACGGCTTCTGGGCGCACAACATGGCTCAAAACCGGGACGGGCAACCGGCAGACATAATCGCCTGTATCGGTGATACGCCCTTCCTGATTGACTGCAAGGTATGTCTGAATGACCGCTTTCCTCTGACCCGGATAGAGGAAAACCAGCATACCGCTATGGCCCTGTGGGACAAGACAGGCAATCAGTACGCCTACTTCGCGTTGAAGCTGTCCACCGGGGAAATCTACATGCACCACTACAACGGCTTGCGCTACTTCGAGGAACACGACGGCAAGGCCCTCAACCGGCAGCAGATCATAGAGGGCGGGGAACTGTTCGATTTCTGGGTCGATAATGTGATTGACGATGTTTACAACGATAGGCTCCAAGATTACGATTACTGACCCTTCCCCCGAAGTCATGTCGTGGTGCAACGACAATCTCATTCTGGATAACCCCGAATATATCAAGCGGGCGAAGATGGGTTTTTATACCGGGAAAACCCCGCGCAAGCTGGTGATGTATGAAACCAACGGCAATTCCGTTGTCGTACCCTTCGGTTGCCTGAGAAGTCTTGTACCGATGCTGACCGGCGACCACACAACCCAGTTCCACAAGCCTGAGAAGATCGACTTCGGCGGCGAAGTACCGCTTTACGACTATCAGGAGGCGGCGGTACAGGCAATGCTTTCTTCGCGTTATGGTATTCTCCAATCCCCTGCCGGGAGTGGAAAGACCCAGATAGGCATTGCAATCTCCCAACGGTTGAGCGTGAAAACGCTGTGGCTGACCCACACAAGGGACTTGCTTGACCAGAGCAAAGACCGGGCGGCGTTGTACCTGAACCGCGACCTGCTGGGAACCATCACCGAAGGAGAGGTCAACATAGGCGAGAGCATGACCTTCGCCACGGTTCAGACGATGGCAAGGCTGGACTTGAACCAGTACCGGCACGAATGGGACTGCGTGATTGTGGACGAGTGTCACCGGGCGGCGGGAACGCCTACGGCGGTGACAATGTTCTCCAAGGTGCTGAACAGCCTGTGCGCCCGACACAAGTTCGGGCTGACCGCGACCCCGCATAGGGCTGACGGCATGATTAAGGCGACCTACGCGCTGCTGGGCGAGGTTCAGTACACGGTTCCCGACGAGGCTGTGAAGAACCGCATTATGCGGGTGCAGATCAAGCCGAGGGGAACCGGCGTGAAGCCTTCCCTCGAATACGCGAACAGCGACGGCACGACCAACTACACCAAGTTCATCAACTATCTTGTCCAGAACGAGGACAGGAACGAATTGATTCTGAGCGACCTGCGGCAAAACATGGAACACTCCTGCCTGATACTCTCTGACCGTGTGGAGCATTTGAGGTATCTGAAAAGCCAACTGCCCGCTGTGATGCAACTGCTGGCGGCGGTGATCGACGGCAAGATGACTTCCAAGACCGGGAAAGCCGAGAGGAAACAGGCCATTGAGGACATGCGGGAAGGGAACCTGCGCTACCTGTTCGCTACCTATTCGCTGGCGAAGGAAGGGCTGGACATTCCCCGGTTGGACAGGCTGTTCATGGTTACTCCACAGAAGGACAGTGCGGTGATCGTGCAGAGCGTGGGGCGCGTGGCCCGGACGTTTCCGGGCAAGGAACAACCCGTGGTTTACGACTACGTGGACGCGATACGGAGTATGCAAAAGGCTTTCAAGGCCCGCTGTACCTCCTACCGCAAAATCGACTGTGAGATCAAGGAGGTATAACCCGTGGCAAAGATGGCTGAACAACCCGTCGTTTGGTCGAAGCTGGAACGTGAGTTTGAGAAGCGCGGTATGACCGCGAGTGACGTTGCCCGTGAACTGGGCTACTCCAAGGGCTATTTTGCCGGGAGGAAGAACGAGAACGACACCCTGCCCGTGGCGGTTGTCCGTATGCTGGACAAGTTGTACGACATTCGCTACGACGAGTACAAACCCACTGATAGCGACATGGACACGAAGCCCGTATACGAACCCGTCCCGTTGCAGGTGGAAATCGACTACCAGAAGTTGCACGACTGCATTTACGACGCTGTGTATCAGGCCGTGAAAAAGGCTTGGGCTGAATAAGGAGGTAAGACCCATGCGTGAAATCGCAAGGAACATTGCCCGCGAGAGGATGAAGCGGGCGGGCTATGAGAAGATCAACAAGAAGCGTTCTGGGCTGGGCGGCAGGTCTTTCTTCGCCGTTCACTGGCGCGAGGCCGTGGACTACCAGCCGAACACCATCCCCGCAAAGTACGTGCATCACAAGAAGCGCGTCAAGGGCGCGGGCAAGCACAAGGGGCTGTTCGGTAGGCGGTTGTTCGCGTGAGTACCTACATTTTCGACTGTGAGGTAAGCCGTAAGAACTGGCTGTTTGTGTTCAAGGAATTGGACACCGGCGCGTATTCGATCTTCCACAACAACAACGAAGCCGTCCTGCGGTTCATGGAGCGCGACCCGCTGTTGGGCGGGTTCAACAACAAGCACTACGACAACCACATTCTGAAAGGCGTTCTCGCCGGGTTCGACTGCGAGACAATCAAGCAGGTCAACGACCTGATTATCTTGGAGGAAATCAACGGCTGGGAAATCCCTGAACTGAAGGACGAGAGGATATTCTTTCAGAGTTTCGACCTCATGGACGATTGCCAACTGGGAACCAGCCTGAAATCCTTCGAGGCCCACTTGGGAATACCCATTGAGGAAACGCAGGTAGACTTCAACCTTGACCGGGAATGGACGCAAGAAGAACTGGCGTTGATGATTCGATACTGCAAGTACGACGTGGACGCTACGGAACTGCTGTTCCATATCCGCAAGGGCTACTTGAAGAACAAGCTGACACTGGGGCGGCAATGCGGGCTGAACGATAGCAAGGCCCTCTACATGACCAACGCCAAGCTGACCAGCGTCTACCTGCAAGCCAAGCCCCCGGCCCAACCGTGGACGGACGAACGGGAGTACAAGTACCCTGACCGCCTGTTGCGGGAGTACATACCGCAGGAAGTGTTCGACTTCTTTGACCGTATGCACGACCCGGCTGTTTCCGACGAAGAACTGTTTTCAAGCGAACTTGAAATCATGGTGGGCGAATGTCCCTGTACCATCGCCTACGGCGGCATACACGGCGCGATACCCACCTACAGCGAGACGGCGACGGAAACCCGGACGATTCGCAACAAGGACGTGGCAAGCTACTACCCCCACCTGATGACCCTTCCCCTCTCGGACGGGCAGCAGTTCGGCTTTTGCAGTCGCAACATGCCCTCCCCGCAGACCTACGTCGATACCTTGGAGAGCAGGGTACGAGCGAAGAAAGCGGGCGACAAGGACACGGCGAACGCCTTGAAGCTGGTTCTGAACACGACCTACGGCGCGATGCTGAACGACTACAACGACCTGTACGACCCGCTGATGGGGCGTAGCGTGTGCATCACCGGGCAGTTGTTCCTTCTGGAACTCTCCATCCACCTGATACGGGAGTGCCCCACCTTGAAGATCATCCAACTGAACACGGACGGCATCATGGTAAGCCTTGACAACGCCGACGTGGACAAGTGGCAGGAGATTACGCAGGAGTGGCAGGACAGGACGGGCTTCGAGTTGGAGGAAGATTTCATTCAGAAGATTGTCCAGAAGGACGTGAACAACTATGTCGAGGTTCCTGCGGACGGAGGCAAGCCGAAGGTGAAGGGTGGACAACTTGTCCGGGGCGTACTCACGAACGGGAATTTCGACTTTGAAGCAATGGGATTGCCGTTGTGGGAGAACCTTTCAGGCGGCGCGTTCAAGATCAACAACAATGCTGTGATCGTGGCAAGGGCAATCCAGCAGTATTTTGTTGACGGAACGCTCCCGGAGGACTTGATAAACGCGAGTAACAATCTGCTGGACTTCCAGTTGATTGCCAAGGCGGGCGGCAAGTACGAAGCCTGTTACCAGCTTGTGCGGGGTGAGATCGTCCCCAAGCAGAAGGTGAACCGGGTATACGCCACGGATGACTTTGAACTGGGTACGCTGTACAAAGTCCATGCTGAGACGAAGCGACCCGCCAAGATTGCGGGACTGCCAAATCATTGCATCATCGACAACAACAATGACGCGATGGAATTGAAGTGGCTTGACCGCGACTGGTACATAAGGCTGGCGTGGAAGTACATCCGTGACTTCCTCGGTATCAAGGAACCCCGGCGCAATACCCGGAGAATCAACAAGATCAAGAAAGAAGCCCTTGCGTTTCTGGACGAATAAGGAGGAAAGCATATGTCTTTGAACACTAATAACTCCATGAAAATCAAGGCCGTCAACGACTTGAAAGAACTGTATGTCATTCAGGACAAAATGAACATGGGCGGCGGTATCACTCATGTTTATATCGAAGGGGTCTGCTATGCGATTACCTTCCTCACCGAAGAACAGCTTGCCAAGCTGAATAGCGTTCTGAACGAAGCCCTGACCGAGAACATTGAACAGTGCGAAAAGAACGCGAAGGTTTGGATATTCGAGGAAGAATGAGGTATGACCTATGAAAACGCTGAGAATGGTTTACCCGATAGATGACGGTAGCGGTATTCCGTTGATACAAGAAGTTGATTATGTAGACGCAATCCTGTTCGGATTGGTGTTCGACAATGAATCTGCCGAGTGCAAAATTGGAATCAACATTCTTTGCAAGAAAGACGGGAAACGAGTAACTACGACCCTTGTATTTGTAGGCGACCCCGACAAATACACAATGAATGACTTGTCTGAAATGTTTTTCGGAGGACTGTACTGTTTCATGGAACAATGGAACGCGCCGTCGAAATACGGAGACATGATCGACATAAACTGGTGTTTCAACGTGAAAGGAGAAGAATCAGCATGGCAAATATCTATTCCTCAATGAATGTGAAGCAGAAGTTGGCGAAAGCCCGCCTGTACTTCCTGAACAAGAAGGTCGGCAAGTCTGGCGTGAACACAAAGCTGGAGTTCCAGTATTTCGAGTTGGAGGACATTGTGCCTGTCGCTACCCGCATTTTCGCGCTGGTGGGTCTGTGCCACGTCACCGACTTTAGCGGCGACGCTGCGAAGATGACCGTGTACAACGCCGACAACCCGGATGAAGAAGGGCTGACCTTCGCCGTGAAGTACCATGAGGCCGAGCAGATCATTTCCAACGCTGGCAAGGCCGTGACCAGTTCCATGCAAGCCCTCGGTTCCAGCATCACCTACATTCGCCGTTACCTGTGGATGATGGTCATGGACGTGACCGAACCCGACGAGGTGGACGCGACCCTGACCGACGAGGACGGCGAGGAAGAACCGGCCCCCGTGAAGGAGAAGCCCAAGGCCCCGGCGACGGCTGAGGAACGCAAGGCCGCGAAGGAAGAACTGGTGAACTCCGACATGGCGACCAAGGAGCAGGTTGCGGAACTGAAAAAGCTGTGCAAGACCCTTCTCGCCAAGGACGAGAAGCATGAGGAATTTGTGCAGACCATCGTCACCAAGACCGACGCTTTCAAGAGCGTCAAGGCCGGGGCTTGCAAGACCCTGATTGAGAAGATCAACGAAATCTTGAAGGAGTATGAATGATGGCTGGCAACGTAGATCATCCCTCCCACTACAATCAGGGGAAGTTTGAGTGCATCGACGTGATGGTGGAAGTGTTCGGGGTGGAAACCGTCAAGGCGTTCTGCCTGTTGAACAGCTTCAAGTACCTGTGGCGGTGCAATGACAAGAACGGCGACGAGGATGTGGAGAAAGCCCGCTGGTACTTGTATAAGTACCTTGACCTCGTAGCTGAACAAAAGGAGGCCGAAGGACATGAAATGGAATGATGACAAGACCATTTCCATTACCCCGCCCTCGAACCCGAAGAAGGTGACGGGTACGCGCTTTGCCGCGATCATGGGGAAGAACCGCTGGACGAGTCCCTTCAATGCGTGGTGCGCTATCACCCGCACTTACGAGGAACCCTTTGCCGACACCATCTACACCATCGCTGGCAAGGCCATTGAACCGAAACAGGCCGAGTACATGCGCGAAGCCTATTTCTGGAAGAAGCTGGTCACACCCACCGACAAGTACGGCCCCGACTATTTCAGGAAAACGAGGGGCGACTTCTTCCCTGAAAGCCCCATCTTCGGCGGTATGTGGGACTACCTGTTCGTGGATAAGGACGGCAAGCCCGAAACCGTGATGGAGATGAAAACCACGAAGCGGGCTGAGGACTGGCTGGACGATATTCCCGAATACTACGCGCTGCAAGCGGCCCTGTACGCCTACCTGCTGGGCGTGGACAACGTAATCATGGTGTGTACCGTCCTCGAAGATCAGGACTACAACGACCCTGAGAAGTTCGTCGTGACCGGGAATAACACCTTCGAGCGTCCCTTCAAGGTATCTGAGCGATACCCGGACATGGCAAAGACCATAAAGAAGGTCGAACGCTGGTGGAAGAAGCACGTCGAGGGCGGCGTTTCCCCCAAGTTCGACGAGAAGGTAGACGCTGACATTCTGGCTGAACTGCGCAAGAACACGCTGAACCCGGAAACGGACATTGCCGCGCTTGTGGCAGAGGCCGAGGACTTGCAGGACAAGCTGAACGAAGCGTATGCGGCCTTGGACAAGGACGAAAAGCGGCTGACCAAGCTGAAAGACCTTATCAAAGAGGCCGCGAAAGAGCAGTTCCGGGAGGGCGACAAAAAGGTGGTCATTCCCGGCAGCAGGTACGACTTCACCACGTCGTATTCGGTGAGCATGAAGTTCGACGAAGCGGCGATGAAGAAGGACGGGGTGCTGGACAAGTACAAGTGCAAGCCCGCCCCGGTATACAAACTCACCCTGAGCGAAAAGAAGGAGGACTAAGGAACTATGGGAAAGATCGGACTGAAAGGCTTTGAGCCTATCCCGGAGGGCAAATACTCCATGAAGGTTGTGAAGGTCAACCACAAGGAAACCTTCAACAAGGTCGAAATGACCTATGAAACCGCTGCTGGCAAACAGCACACCGAGAAGTTTGACCTGAATATCGACGGCGGCGCGTGGGCGTTTTCCATCACGGCGAAGAACCTGCTCAACGACAACACCCTTGACTCCATCGACCCGAAAGACCTTGTGGGCCACTTTGCGCTGTTCGAGGTCACGCATGAGACGGTGGACTACAAGGGACGGGCTACCGTGTTTGCCCGCGCAAGGTCTTACGGCTCCGCTGACGGGTTCGTGATCGACAAAGGCGAGGACGGCGAGATTGACCTTGAACCCGTCGAGACGGGCAAGAAGAAGCCCGCCCCGGCTCCTGCCCCGGCTCCCGCCAAGGCAGAGAAGAAGTCCTCCGGGCTGGACTTGGACTCCATTCTGGGCGACGATTGACGCAACCACGGAGAGGGAGTACCGCTTCTCCCTCTCCCGAACCATAGAAAGGAGAAGTGAGGAAATGACCACGATTGATCGTGTTGTGAAGTTCTGCGAACTCATGTCTGATGTGATTCATCCCTTGGAGGTCAAGCACTTGTCTGAACGCCTGTACGAAGCCGGGTTCTTCGACGCTCCCGCAAGCACCAAGTACCACGGCAACTATCCGGGCGGGCTGTTCGACCACTCCTACGCCGTGACGCTGGCCCTGCTGGAAATCACCGAGAACATGGGTCTGGAATGGGGACGCGAGGCAAGCCCCTATCTGGTGGGTATGCTGCATGACCTGTGCAAGTGTCACCAGTATATCGCCAAGGAAGGCGGCGGCTACGAGTACAACAAAGACCTGTACTTGACCGGGCATGGCGACAGGAGCGTGATTCTCGCCAACCTGTACGGCGTACACCTGACCGAAGAAGAAGTGCTGTGCATCCGCTGGCACATGGGCGCGTTCGACGAGAAGGAGAACTGGAACGCCTACGGCAAGGCCATTGAGAAGTACCCGAATGTCCTGTGGACGCATACCGCAGACATGGTAGCGTCGAAGATTGAGGGGGTTTGAACCGTGACCTGCTTCGCTATCCATGCTATCGTGCTGGCCTACCTGCTGGGTATGGCGGTGGGTATCTGGCTGTTCGCATGGCTGTATACTAAGGAACTGCGCCGAGTGACAAACAAAAGGAGGCATTTCTATCCATGACCAACGCTGAGTGCTGGGTACTCTCCAAGGACAACTGCGCCCGCTGTCCCTACAGGGGCGGCAAACCCGGCTGTGTGCGCCTGACGGCAGACAGGATTTCAGAAGCGGGAATGGAGAGGCTTCACAACGCGAAGATGGCTCAGGCTATCAAGGACTACATGAAGGGCTTCAAGTACACCCGCTGTCGCAAGGAACCGAAGAAGCCCATTCCCCGCAGGGAACCTACCGGGGTGTTAAGCCCGAAGGAACTGTGGCGGTATCGCTACAGCATGGCCCGCTTCAAGCGCAGGTTCGAGGCTTTCAAGCGGTGGCACAACTGCAAGCGGCAGATGGACGATGCGGAACGGTACTTTCGTTCTGAGGAATTTGCCGCAGAGACGGGCTACCGCTACAAGCCCGACGAGATCATTGAGCGTATGAAGCGGAAAATCAGGCACATGACCTACAAGAACATTGAGGAAGGAACGAATGTATGAACGGCAATGAGTATCAGGATATGGCTATGAGGACGAACGACGGCAAGGCCGCTGAACGTCTGGAAAAGGCCACAAGGGAGGCGGCGGCAATGGGCTATGACCTTGCGGGTCTGCTGAACGGTCTGCTGGGGCTTTCCGGGGAAACCGGCGAGTTCACGGACATGATTAAGAAGTGGATATTCCACGAAGCGAACCTTGACGTGGAACACGCCAAAAAGGAACTGGGCGACGTGTGCTGGTATATCGCTATGATATGCCATTGCCTGAACTGGGACATGGACGAGATTATGCGCATGAACATCTACAAGTTGATGCGCCGTTACCCGGAGGGCTTCAACATCGTCCAGTCCGAACATCGCAGGGCTGGTGATGTGTGATGAACTACCATGACATAACCAAGGATGACATGAAGAACGGCGAAGGGTTGCGGGTAGTGCTGTGGCTTGCCGGGTGCGATCATCATTGCCCCGGCTGTCAGAACCCCGTGACGTGGAACCCGAACGACGGCTTGCCCGTTGGCAACGCCGTGTACGAAGAACTGGACAGGGAGTTGTCCAAGGACTACATAGAGGGCATTACCCTCTCAGGCGGCGACCCCTTCCACCCGGCGAACCGAAGGGACGTGCTGACGCTGGTCAAGCACATACACGCCCGGTTCCCCGGCAAGACCATCTGGCTTTACACCGGCTATCGCTATGAGGAAATCACCCGCAATCCTGAAATGCGCATAGTGCTGAACTATGTGGACGTGCTGGTAGACGGAGAGTTCATTGAAGCGTTGAAGGACGTGAACTACCCGTGGGCTGGCAGCACGAACCAGCGCGTCATAGACGTGCGAAAAACGATGGAACAAGGAAGGGTGATTCTCTATGGTCATTATTAAGAAGGACGGGACGCGAGAGGCGTTCGACGGCATGAAGATCAGGCGGGCGGTGGAAAAATCCGCTGCGCGGGCAATGGTCACACTGACCGACAAGGACTACAAGGGCATCGTGATCGAAGTAAAGCTGGCGATTGCCGCCCGCCACGTCGATGAAATCCCGGTTGCCGAGGTTCACAATCTGGTGGAAAAGGAACTGGACAAGGTGAACCCCATTGTCGCCAAGTCCTACCGGGACTACCGCAACTACAAGAAGGACTTTGTTCACATGATGGATGAAGTGTTCGTGAAGTCGCAGTCCATCCGCTTCATTGGCGACAAGGAAAACGCCAACTCCGACTCCGCGCTGGTGGCGACCAAGCGGTGTTTGATCTTCAACGAACTGAACAAGCGGCTGTACCGCAAGTTCTTTATGACCAAGGACGAACTGCAAGCCTGTAAGGACGGATATATCTATATCCACGACCAGTCGGCGCGGCTGGACACCATGAACTGCTGTCTGTTCGACATTGCCGAGGTCATGCGAGGCGGGTTCGAGATGGGGAACATCTGGTACAACGAACCCAAGACCCTTGACGTTGCATTTGACGTGCTGGGCGACATTATCCTTGCGACGGCTTCTCAGCAGTACGGCGGCTTCACAGTCCCGGAGGTTGACAAAATCCTGTCTCCGTATGCGGTGAAGTCCTTCGACAAATACCGCGACGAGTTCTTGGATATTGCCGTTGAAACCAATATCGCTTTGACCGATGCAGAAGAACAGAGCAAGACCTACGCGCTGAACAAGGTGCAGCGGGACTTCGAGCAGGGCTTTCAGGGCATTGAAATGAAGCTGAATACCGTGGGTTCCAGCCGGGGCGACTATCCCTTCATCACAATGACCTTCGGTCTGGCGACTGACACCTTCGGCAAGATGGCAAGCAAAACCTTCCTGCGCGTCCACCAGAACGGACAGGGCAAGCCGGGGAACAAGAAGCCGGTTCTGTTCCCGAAGTTGGTATTCCTGTACGACGAGAACCTTCACGGGGAAGGGAAGATCAACAATGACGTGTTCGAGGCGGGCATTGAATGTTCCTCCAAGACCATGTACCCCGACTGGCTGTCCCTGACCGGCGAGGGTTACATTGCCGACATGTACAAGAAGTACGGCAGGGTGATTTCCCCTATGGGTTGCAGGGCTTTCCTCAGTCCGTGGTACGAGCGCGGCGGCATGACCCCGGCTGACGAGGATGATAAGCCCGTGTTCGTGGGTCGGTTCAATGTCGGGGCTGTGTCCCTCCACCTGCCTATGATCTTGGCAAAGGCGAGGCAGGAAAGCCGGGACTTCTACGAAGTGCTGGACTACTATCTGGAAATGATACGCTCCATCCACAAGCGGACGTATGACTACCTCGGTGAAATGCGGGCAAGCATCAACCCTGTAGCCTACTGCGAGGGCGGGTTCTTGGGTGGACACCTGAAACCCCATGACAAGATCAAGCCCCTCCTGAAATCCGCGACGTGTTCCTTCGGTATCACGGCCCTGAACGAATTGCAGGAGTTGTACAACGGCAAATCCATTGTGGAGGACGGCAATTTCGCGCTAGAAGTGATGCGGTATATCAATGACAAGGTGGCAACCTACAAGGCCGAGGACGGCATTTTGTACGCGATATACGGCACTCCCGCTGAAAGCCTCTGCGGGTTGCAGATTGAGCAGTTCCGCAAGAAGTACGGCATCGTGGAGAACGTGTCCGACAGGCCCTACGTGTCCAACTCCTTCCATTGCCACGTCACCGAGGACATTTCCCCCATTGAGAAGCAAGACCTCGAAGGGCGGTTCTGGAACCTGTGCAACGGCGGCAAAATCCAGTATGTGCGCTACCCCGTGTCCTACAACGTGGACGCTGTGCGAACACTGGTGCTGCGGGCTATGAAGCTGGGCTACTACGAAGGCGTGAACCTGTCGCTGGCCTACTGCGATGACTGCGGACACCAAGAACTGGAAATGGACGTTTGCCCCAAGTGCGGCAGTCGGAACCTGACAAAGATTGACCGCATGAACGGCTACCTGTCCTTCTCCCGTGTCCACGGCGACACCCGGCTCAATGCCGCGAAGATGGCTGAAATAGCGGAAAGGAAGTCTATGTAATGGGCGACAAGAAGTATTGTCCTTTCGGTGAGACGGAGAGTACGTCCCACTGGTGTAACGAGGATTGCCCGCTGTGGCATGAAGAAGCCAACTGTTGTTCGTTCAAGGCTACGGCAGACGCTTTGCGCAAGATTGCGAGGCAGAAATGATCTTCGACGCAAGCAAGCAGAAGGGAAGTTCTCGGTACTACATTCACCCGGTAGGCATGGCTGACAAGCCCCTACCGGGCAGCTACGGCGAGAAAAGCCGGGTACTGCATAATGCGGCAGAAAAGAACGGCATGACCTACAAGGAGTTCATGCGGGCAAGGAAGGAGTGGCGCAAAGGTGTTGAAAGCTGAAAAACTCATAACCTACGGCTGGAAAGACGCAATCAGGGGTATGAGAAACCCTATGAATAGCTGGGATAAGACCGACAGCATTTGGTGTACTGTCCCGGACGATCATTGTTCTGTATGCGAAGATCGGCATACCGATAGGTGTAAAGACGGTATCATTCTCGGCAACAATGACCTTGCACTGATGAAGTCGCTGGTCAACGCTGGCCCAGACCATCGTAAGTTCCTGCGGATGATAACCGTGTACATGGACATTACGGCCCCGTTGTACTGGTGGAAGGAATACGACACCTACAAGGTGGGAACCGTGGCGAACTCCTGTTCAACCATGCACAAGATTACGGCAAAGGAGTTCAGGATGGATGACTTCTCCCATGAACACCTGTACGGGACGGCAGAAACGGCCCTGTGTCATGTGGTGAATATCCTGAACCTGTACCGGGGCATGTATCTGGGTGAGGACAACCCGGAAGTGAAGAAGTCCCACTGGTGGCAGCTTATCCAGCTTTTGCCGTCCAGCTACAACCAGAAGCGTACCGTGATGCTCAACTACGAAGTCCTGCGGAACATCTACCATGCCCGGAAGAACCACAAGCTGGACGAGTGGCACGAACTCTGCCGGGTGATTGAGCAGTTGCCCTACTTTGAAGTGCTGATTGCATAAGTAAGGAGAAAGACTTATGGACTATTCCAAGATACCAGAGGAAATCAAGGCTTTAGATCAGTGGGTATGCTGCTGGAATACGTCCAAAGTCCCCATGCGACCCTACGAGTACAAGTCTGCGTCCTCTACCGCCCCTGAGACTTGGGGTTCCTTTGAACAGGCTGTGGCGGCGGTAGAGGCGGGCTATTACGACAGCATAGGATTTGTATTCGCGGACAACGGTCTTGTAGGCATTGACATTGACGTGGGCTTTGAGGACAGGCTTTTGACCGAACTGGGCGTGGACATAATCAACGCTTGTCACAGCTATACCGAGAAGTCGAGATCGGGGCGGGGTGTTCACATTCTGGTGCGCGGGAACCTGCCCTTCGACGGCAAGAATAACCTGCAAGGCGTGGAAATCTACAAGACCGGGCGGTACTTCATCACGACGGGAAAGGTGCTGCTACATCACAAGATCATTGAGAATCAGGCGGCAATCGACTACGTTGTGGATAAATACTTCAAGTCTGTGGATAACCCCGTCAGTAAGGGCGGCAAGTGGGGACAGCGGATATACAACCCGGTATTCCCCCCTCCCGGCGAGAAGAAGGTATTCATTCGCCCGGTATACCCTGAGATCGTCACTGGGGGCAGGAACCTTTCGCTGGCTTCGCTGGCGGGGGTGATGCACAACGCCGGGTTCAACAAAGAACAAATCTATCAGGAGTTGCGGTTGGTGAACAGGGAGTGCTGCAAGCCTCCCCTGCATGACCGGGAACTGCAAACCATCTGCGACAGCATTACCCGATACAGGAGGTAAATACCCGTGACCAAGAGACAAAAAGCCCGTCAGAGGCGACGAGAGGACAGGGCGGTAATGGTGATCTACAGCCTGATTATCGTTGCAATCCTCAGCTTCATCTTCTTTTGTTGGTGGGCCACGTTCAGAACGACGAGATACTACAATGTACCTTACCCGGTAGTGGAGGCGTGGAGCGTATGAACGAACTGGTAATCAAGTATGCGGGCGGCAAGATGGTTCTGCATTTGGACAAGCTGTTTCCCCGGACGAAGGGTTGGCTGAACGAGTTCGAAAAGAAGGTTCTCCGCTACTGCCCTGACCGGGAAGAAGTGGTAGAGCAGATGTTGGACTACCTGACCGGGGTCAAGATACCCGGTCTGCCCGAAGAAGCGCGGAAGTTGGCGGGAGAAATCGAACTGGCCCATGCCAACATGTTAGCCTATCAGGTGCGAAGTGTGCAGCGCGAAGGGGCTGAATGGGAATGGCGGCAGTTGAAGAACCGACAGAAGCGGTGGCCCAAATACTGCGAGTTACACGATATGAACAAGGAGGTATTGGAGTCGTGGATAGAAAGTGGAAACATCTGAAAACCGTATTGAAGCATAAGGCGGTGGTTTTCCGCGAATGTGTTCAATGCGGTATCGGATGGCAAGGACTGATACACGACCTGTCAAAGTTCAGTCCTGTGGAGTTCGCCCCATCCGCAAACTACTTTCAGGGGAATAAAAGCCCCATTGAGGCAGAAAAAGCGGCGAGAGGGTACAGTATAGCATGGCAGCACCACATGGGTCACAACCCTCACCACTGGGAATACTGGATTGATTTCGGCAGTAATGGCGAGATCATAGCCAACAAAATTCCATACAAGTATGTCGTGGAAATGGTCTGCGACTGGATAGGGGCTGGCATGGTATACAGCGGCAAGAAGTGGACACGGCACGACCCGCTGAATTACTACAAGAAAGTCAGACAGGGACGGCATTTCCACCCGGACACGGAAAACCTGTTGTTTGCTTTTCTTAGCTGTATAGATGATTACGGCCTTGACGAGTTTCACAAGATGGCAAGGAGGTACAAAGGTGGAAACCTGTATTGAATACTGCGAACCCGGCTGGGCGTGGATGTCCACGGACGAACGCAGGTGGATAAACAAACTACGCAAACTGGCCCATGATCGACCAGACGAGTGCGTGATTGTGAAACAGCCCGAAGATAACGGCGGCTTCATCTACGCGAAGTTCCCGCAGAAGTGGGTTCGGGTCAATCCTCCGAAGGTGGTCAACCTGACCGACGAGCAGAAAGCGGAGAGGGCAGAAGCCCTTCTTGCGGCGAGAAAGAAGGGATAACATGGAAGAACTGAGAACGGTCAAAATCCTGTTCGACAACGGGGTTGTCGTGGAAATAGCCGAGTGCGCTGTCTTTGAGATCAAGACCGACTACGATACATTCTTCATCCAGAAGAACGGGCACTACATCATGGTTCCAAAAGAACACGTCCTGTACATCGGCTACAAGGAGGACTTGGAATGAGCATGGGCGACATTTTCTTCTGGATAGGCGTACTGTTCGGCGGGGTGGCGGTGCTGGTTGCCGACCTTGCGGTAATCATCGGCTGGTTGATCTACGAAAAAAGGAGGGAGAGACGATGTTCTTCAAAATCACGGTAGTATTTCTGCTGATATGTATTCTGGCAGAACTGTGCTACATCGAAGGTGGAGGTAAGAATGGCAAGTGCGATTGAAGAATGGCTGGACATTGAAGTGAAGGAGAATACCGGGCTGACGGATGAGGAAATCATGCAATCCTACGCCCCTGACCTGTGGTATGAGACGAAGCGGGGCAACATGGAACTGGACGAGAACGTGTTTGCCGAAGCCTTTACCGAGGTCAATCACCTGCGCTACAACAACGGCCTGTTCTACACCAAGACCGGCAAGGCAACCGAAGAACTGCTGTCCAAGGACGTGTGGGAAAGTCTGCGCGACATGGGCGTGAAGAAGGACGTAGAGCGCACTACAAAGAAGCTGGTCGGCGCGGTGAAGCTGGCGGCGACTGTGGACAGGCTGACGGTTGACCCGAATATCATTCCCTTCGCCAACGGCGACTTCTACGTTCGGGAGTGGTGCTTTCACTACGAAGAATACGGCAGCTATCCCTATCGGCTTTCGGTTCCGCTGGCTTTTGAGTTGCAGGACACGCCCAACTTCCAGAAATGGCTTCACGACCTGTTTATGGACGAGGATATAGGCGTGGTGCAGGAATACTTGGGCTACTGCCTGATACCCACCACAAGGGCGCAGAAAGCCTTATTTCTGGTAGGCGAGGGCGGGGCTGGTAAGTCCGTTATGGGTGTGATCTTGGAAAGCATACTGGGCGACGCGCTGCTGTCTACGCCCAACTCTCAGGAGTTCATGCAGGACAAGTTCAAGTTGCCCGAACTGGAACACCGGCTGGTGCTGTACGACGATGACCTTTCGAGTGAAGCACTCAAAGACACCGGCCTGTACAAGAAGCTGATTACCAACACCATTTCCCTGTCGGCTGACAGGAAGTACGGGCAACCCTTCAAGTTCCAGCCCTATGTGAAGATCGTGTCCTGCTGTAATGAAATGCTGGGGAGCATCTACGACAACACCAGCGGCTTCTATCGTAGGCTCCTGCCGATACTGGTAAAGCCCGTTGCCGAGGACTTCAAGCCCGACCTGCGCTTCTACGACAAGATACGTGCAGAACGGCGGGGTATCGTCCAGTGGGCGTTGATCGGCTTGCGGCGGCTGATGGAACAGAACTGGGTACTGTCCGAGAGCAAGCGCAGTCGGGAATACCTACAGGGCAAGCAGGAACTTGGCAACCACTTCCCCCAGTTCATGGAGTCCGTGTTTGAGTTCGGTGACGGCAGAACGCCCACCACTGAAATCATCAAGACCTACAAGGCATGGTGCGCCCAGAACGCCTTTACGCCGAAGGGTGATACGACCTTGCAGAAGTGGCTTGGGGATAATGCGCAGAAGTACGGGATAAAGGCAAACCACAATGTCCCGGCTGGAAATGGGAAACGAGTGCGCGGATATAGCGGGCTGGCGATAAAGAAGGAATGGAACTACACGGGCATGATACAGTTGGTGTGATGACTCATTAGTGTCTCAACGTCTCATTGAAGAACGAGAGATTGTTTTGAGAATGAGACGTTTGAGACATGAATGAGACTGGTACGACGAGAAAACGTCTCAACGAGAAAGCCCGTCACAACGAGGTTTTGAGGGTAGTGAGACGAGTGAGACATATTTTCTTCTACCCTCAAACAGATAAGTAAAAAGAGAAGGAAAGGAAGGAATAAAGAATATATATAAAGGAATAGGAAAATCGCGTCTCATGTGACTCATGTAGAAAGGAGGGTTCGGTATGGCGAGTGTGAATCAGGTAATGCGGAGAATCCGGGAAGTGGATAGCGTGGTTGAAGAATTGCGCAAGCCCTTGGAGGATATGGACGAGGTAAACCGGGAACAAATCTCTGACTGGTTGGTGGACTATCAGCAGATGTTACTTCGGGCAGAAGTGAAGTTGTAGTAATTCGTTTATTTGGGTAATTCGTTTAATTGAGGGGGTATAGGACATGAGCAGAACGGCAGGAGCGAGGGACAAGCAGAAACGGGCAAGGCGAGTTGATGCTGATACGCCAAAGGGAATAATCGCTGCGCAGAACCCGGAACTGCCTGAGAACTTCAACAGAGAGCAGATAGGGTTTATGATGGAGATTATACCGAAAGAACCGTTGGATAGCAATGAT